CTCGCACGGCGTGGGTATGTACCCCTTTATCTCGACGTAATTCTCATAGTGTTCTTTGGTCTGGTCTCTATGCTTTGGTTTCTTTACTATCTCCCTGTTCGTATCTTCCGTCATTTTCTTCGTCCTTTTCCAGTATTTTAAGTGCGACTTTCAATCCGTCCACAACTCCCGTCGTGTACTCGCCGCCCTTTTGATAATCGGGGTCAGCTTTGAGTTCGCTCTGTGCCGATCTGATTTTCCGCAGATCATCAAACTTCTTTTCTGTTTCAGCATATTCGTCAATCCAGACTGTTCCTCCCCAATCAATTCCTTTTTCTCCGCATTTCCTGCATATCCACGGG